TTTAAACTAGCTGCCTTACGAGTAGGGCGACCTTTTTCGTCTTTCATTGGACCCGGCATACCGGACATACGAGCGCAGAATGACTTCTTCCTAGCCCCACCTTCAGGCTGTGGAGCCTTTAAATTACTACCTGTAGCTGCATTATACTTAGCGCGGCCTTTAGCAGTGAGACCAGCCCCTTTCGAGACTGGAAGTTTCTCACCACGCCCAACTGCGAGAGATGGGGTTTTCTTAGCCATAGAATGCAGTAACAAAACCAATATATGTCATTTGAGCGTATGCCCCTAGCTGAGTTAATACACCTTCACCAGGTATACTTACTTGTTGTGTAGAAGTAGCCCCTGTAAGGGTATCAAAAGCCATTAACCAACGAGCAGGGTTTTGATTTACTGTAAAACCTGTTGGATAAGCTACTACATAATAACAAGTTGTTCCACCTGATACTGTTCCAGAATTAGGGTCTGTAATAGTAAAAGTATTTGCATCAGTTACTGTAATTGTCCAGTTGCCATCAGTTGCAGAAGCACCAGAAGCACTTAAGTACCCAATACCAATTTGAGTGCCTGTACTTAATCCGTGAGCAGTTTTTGTTACTGTAACTGTTGTACCTGAACGGGCATATACAGCAGATATTGGGGCTGTTAAAGTATCAAATAGCATTAGTGTACCCGCCTGTCCAGCATTACCAGAATAGGTTAGCTGTTTAAGACGAGTTCTATTTACTGAACCATTAAGCACTAAAAAACCTGACTGGTTAAGGTGCGAGGCTTTTACGTCATATTGCATTGTCATAATTAATCTCCTAAATTTTAAAAAAGGGGCGGTGTTTAGGACACTCGTTTAAGCGCAAGAACCTTCAGATCTGCGCCCCATTATTCGATTAATTAGTCAAAGTTACCGTATGGGTATGTTGTAGTATTACCAATATTGTAGTCAGTTTGTGTGTAACGTACAGCAAAAGTAAATGTACCTGCAGTAATTACTGGCAAAGTTGTACCTGTTCCAGCTGTGTAAGGAATAGTCAAAGTTACAACAACTTGGGAGACTAATCCAGCATACTGAGATGAGGCTTGTGCTGGAGAAACTGTAATGTCACCAGTTGTAGAGTTTTGTGCAAGCAATTGAGCGCCAGTTAAAGCAACAGTGTTACGGCCTGCAGCAGCATTCATAGAAGCTACGTTAGCGTAAGTAGTTGTATTAAAAGCGTTACCAATGCTAGCGGTTACTGTACCAATTGTGCCGCCAGTAGCTGTAATAGCCACATTGGTATCAATCAAGAAATCGTTAATATTTGCGGCATATGGTAGCCAAAATGTAACGCCACGGTACAAAGTACCTGTACCGCCAGTTCCAGCATCGGCAGTAATAGTAGCTGCTACAGGTGGGTAGACGCTAGAAGATGGGGTGTAAACAGTAGCGTTTACGTTAGGAACGGTATTTCCGTTAACAAATTGACCAGATCCACCAGCATAACCAGCAGTACCATTAGTAGAGTTGGTTAAAACAATAGAGGTTTCCTGAACTAAATCAGTGTAACCGACGTTGCGGAAAGGGGAAAAACGGTTTGGACCAGATAGAATCGGGCCTTCAAAGGTGGAACGTGCCATTATAAGTTTTCCTTATGCAAAAGTTACTCTTACCAATCGTTGCATCGTCTGCTGGGACAGTCCGGTAAGAGAAATTACCCAGATATCCGAAGTATACATGTTTTTTCTGTAAAATGTACTAAATCATGTAAATAATTGGGGGGCTATGAAAAATGCAATTCACAGTAAAAAAAGTGGACATAAGAAACTCGGCAATTCAAAACCTTCTATTATTTTTGCAGAAGAAAATACTTCCGGAGGACCAGCCGTACGAACCAACCCGGGGTCACTGGTGGATAGCATATGCAGAATGTGGGAAGCCCGTCGCTTTTGCGGGTCTGGTACGCTCGATAAAATGGACAGATACAGGTTACTTATGTAGAGCTGGTGTACTAAATGGATTTACTGGGCATGGTATTCAAACCCGTTTAATTAGAGCACGATTGTCTCAAGCCCGCCGTCTTGGTTGGAACTGGTGTATTACGGATACAACAAATAACCCTGCGTCAAGTAATTCTTTGATTAATGCGGGTTTTAAGATATATACTCCTGGAAACCCATGGTCTTTTAAAAACGCAATCTATTGGAAATATAAGGTACAGCCTGATGCCATACAAAGACGAGAGCATAAGAAAAAAGAAACATCAAGAGTACAGCCGTGAGCATTATTTAAAGAATAAAGAAGCCGTTAAAAAACGAACGGCAGAAAAGAAAAAACAACTTCGAGTGGATTGGGATGTATTCAAACGTACCCTTAAATGCGCAAAATGTGGGTTTTCTCATCCAGCAGCATTAGACTTTCACCACACCGACCCTACCAAAAAAGATGGCATAGTAAGTAAATTTAGCAAAAACGGTCAGTACAAACGGGCTACAAAAGAAATAGAAAAATGTATAGTCTTGTGCAGTAACTGCCACCGAGTATATCACTACGAAGAAAGAAAAAACCCAGCCTTGTGAGCTGGGTTTTTAGTAGGAACATTCAGATTAGAACGAACCAGAAGAACCGAAAGCTCCGAGTGGATCAGACCAGCCGAAAGAATAACGCTCACGGGATTTGTAACGTACGTTACCTGTATCGAAGTCACCGTCCATAGAATTCTGGAGTGGAGTACGTTCGAACATTTTCATACCATTTGGAACATCAGTCAACAAGAACCATGCGTTTACGTCAGTCAAGAAGTGATTAACTGTGTAACCTTCAGGGATTGTGCCATTGTTATTAATAGCGCTGATATCGTTGTTAGTTGTACCAACACGGAGTTTGGTTTCTAACAGGCGAGTTGCAACGAACATCAATGATGGTGGAACAACCAATTTCTTAGGTTTAGCAGCGATCAACAGACCACGCTCATCAGTCCAAGCAGCGATTTGAATTACAGCGGCTTCCAAAGAAGTCTCATTCAAGTCAGCTTCTGTGCTGAAAGTGTTGCTGTTAGTACCGCCGGAAACTAATGGGTGAGCTGTAGAGAACAATGATTGTCCGTCGCCACCTATGTAGGAGCTAGAGAAACCGTTATTCAATACTGAAGCACCTTTAACTTGCTTGGTGTAAGCCATCGCACGAGCTAGAGCTTTAGTGTAACGAGCAGACAATGAGTCATACAAGTTATCTTCAATCGCTTCTTCAGTGATTGAGAAACCTAAAGCAATGGTTTCGTGTGAGTAGCGTGTAGTCCATGCTTCTTGAGCATTATCGTAAGAGATAGCGCCACCTTCGTTTTTGACTGGGGCTGCACTGAAACCTGACAACTTGGTTTCTTCTTCGAATGAACGCTCTGAAGATTCGATCTCGTAAAGCTCTTTATGCTCTTCGCCGTAGCGTGCATATTCGAGTCCGAACAAAGCGTTTAGACCTGGGAGTAACTCTTTAAGGAGTTGTGAACGTGAAATAGCCATGTTATAGCTCCTTTATTAGTTAGATGTACCAGCAGCTTGATAATACGAATGCACGCCAAAGTTAATCTTGACGATACAGTCGGTATAAGCATCACCGGGGTTAGATGGGAAGTTGCCGCCGAAAGTAGAGCTGGAGTTAACCAAGTCAACAATCTTAACAGCCGCTGTAGCTGCGTTACTTACAGTCAATACACCGCTTGATAATGTACCAGTCATGTTAACAACTGAATCACCAAATGTTGTATTACCTGTTGTGCTACCTGTACCACCAGTATAGTTGCCTAAAGCAGCAGTTTTACCGATAGATGTGTAAGTTACTGAACCAGCAGCTTGTACTTGATACAACTGGTCTGGATCTTCTACTACACGGATAAACACGTTTGTGTAACCTGCAGTGATGGCATTAGCTGGCAAGTATTGAGCATACAAAGGGTAACCCAATTGCTGACCAGATAATTGATAACGAACACCAACGCAAACACCAACTATACCAGTAGAACTAGTTGTCGGAGTTGCTGTTACTACAGTAGGTTGACCAGGAGTGTTGCTGGTTGTACCCAATGCTACTAAGTCACCATTGAAAATTGGTGCTGTATTGTTATAAGTCAACTGATACTCACGGATTGTTCCGCCAGTAAAAGCTTGACCGCCGATCAAATTGAGCGGCTTTAGTCCATAAGGACTTGATACTGTGCTCATAAAAGCTCCTTAAATTAAATTAAAATTAACTTCCCTTGCCAAAAGTAACTTTAGTAGACCGTTCTTTAAACATCGGCATACGTGGGTCATTCTGGGCCATGAAGTTATTGTCTACAGACTCCATCTGAGAATTGTTCAGCTTGTCATAATGCTCGGAACGTTGCTTCATAAACTCTTCTGGGGCACGACATAAAACTAAACCACCAATCTCTATCGAACCTTTAAACTGTCCGTCAATAGAGGCATGGCTCATAAGTTCAGGATAATCTTCAGCCTTAACTGGCTCAAAACCTTCTCTGCGCTTACCGGAGACATTCATTGGATCAGCTTCACCCATTGTTGAAGTTCTTACATAACGATGCACCCATCCTGGGCGGTCGTCTGGTGTTGGCAGGAGCTGCGGGGGTGCCCATCTATCGATTGGGCGAGCTTCTGTTTCACGTACTTCTGCATCACGGGTTGTTTTCTTAACCATTATCTATCTCCATTCATTTCTTTGGCTACCTGCTTTGCGTACAGTTCTAGAGGCACACCTAAGCGCTTAGCAATCTGTACCTGTGTAGGCGTTAATTGGACTTTCCTTGGGGCAACTGAGCGAGTAGCGGGAGCTACAACACTGGCAGCGGGCTTTGCACGGGTTTTAACCGGTTTTGTTTTTACTTCAAAATCTTCTGATTCGTCGTCGGCTCCGAAATAATCGGGGAATCTTTTCTGGATTGTATCACTGATTTTTTGATAATACTCATCAGTGCCGATATATTTTTCACCTTTTTCTCTTGCAAGACGGTTGTGAACGATAACAGCAAGTCCAGTCATTTCATCTTCTTGACCAGTTTCACCGCCATACCAAGGGTTCTTATCTAACCATTTGGTTAGTTTTTTATCTTGTTCTGGGGCTTGTTGGGTTGGCTCAGGAATATAAACTTCTTGTTCCTTAGGCTGGATTGGCTGTAAGTTTCTAGCACGATCTAGCTTTAACGTTGCTTCTGAAATCGCCATTTGTGCATCTACTAGCGCATCGCTATCTCCAGCTTCATAGGCTTCTTTATATGCTTTCTTAGCCATAGTAAGTTCAGCTTCTGCACTGGTTTTGCCTTGCTCAATGTAGCTTTTACTACCTTCATGGAGGGTTTCTTGAATGCGCTTGTTTTCTTCAACCAAGAATTTAGCTACTCGAATAGCTTCTTCACGCATCTTATCCGCTTCATCCTTCTCACGGCGGATGTCATGGTATCCCTTAGTTAGCTTTTTGATGCGCTTTTGAACTTTCTTGTCATAACTAAGTAGGTCATCGTCTTCATCTTGGACTAGTGGGTCAGCCGTCATCTTTTCACGGTTCTGGTCTTCTTTGGGGGTATCGTCAACAATTTCAATATCCACCTCAGATGCCGCCTTTGCCGCAGCGCCAGCTTTCGCCTCAGCCTTTCGTTCTTTCTTGGTCTGTTTTTCTTCTTTGGCCTCAACTTCGTCAGGGAACTCGAATGTACTGCTTTCATTCAACGGGATAACTTCCCCGCCCTTACCAAAAGTTACGGCTCCAAATTCTTCTGTTGCCATGTAAAACTCCTTATGCTCGTGTTATTCCACGGGGATCTTGAACTACGGCTTCTACGGAATCATCGTTAATAATTCTAAATTCTTGACCGTGAATCTTAAGTCTTGAACCAGAACTAGGGCGAATCAATACGAAGTCACCAACTTTGCACAGCGGGCCGCTGGGAAAACGCTCTTTATCGGCGTAAGCATCAGGTCCAATATCCATTACGAACAGCACTGGAGTTAAAACTTCCTCGTATTGTTGGGTTTGGGCTGATTTTGCAATACCACTTTCATACTCTCCGTCTGCCTTAGGGACCATACACAAAATATGATATCCGGCTGGTTTTGGGAGTTGTGTTGCTTTTTCTTCTACCTTTTCTGGGAGTTTAGTTACATTCCCTAAGGCATCACTGATTAACAGTTCACTCATCTGAGTCCTTTAGTTTTTGCTCACGGTCTTTAATAAAATCCACAGCCAGGGCAAGACCACGGATAATCCCTGTTGTGTTGCGGTACTCTTCTACATCTTTGCAATTGCCTGCGGCAACGGATTGTGCTCTAGTCTCAATCATCTCTTCGAGTTCTTTAACTAGGTATTGGTATTCAGTCACTTAGTTTCCTTTTTAGCTGGTGCTTTAGGTTGATTTTTCTGGGCTTCCTTCTGGGCATTTAATTGTTCAGCCTGCATATTGGCTGTATGTCCATGGTCCATAACGGTTTGCGCCATATTAACTGCGTGGTTCTGCATTTCTAAGTGCTTCTCGTGCTCATGGTCAGCAAGGGTTTTAACAGCGTCAAACTGATGATCTTTTTGCTTAGCATGGTGGTCGCTATGAATCTTAGCTGCTTGAGACATAGCATTTAAGTCAGCCGTTTTCATTGTGGTTTGGGCTTGGGTTTCAATACGTAATTTTTCTAGTACAAGCTGTTGTTGTTTGATCTGAATCTCAGCTTGATCTTTTTGTTCTTGCGCTTGTTGAGCCTTTTGTTTTAACTGCAGCTCTTGCTGTTGCATCTGTACCAATGGGTCTTGCTGTTGCTGCTGAGCTTGAGACTGGGCCATTTGAGCTTGGTTGTTTTGTAATAGTTTTGTTGCAGCCTGTGCAAGTAATGGGGCTAACTGAGCTTCTACTTGTGGGTCCATATGAATGTCTTCACCATCTTCATCCTTTTGAGCTGGTAGGGTAGCGCCAAGTTGTTGTTCAATCTGTACACGGTATTCAAAACCTAAGTGCTCATTAATATGTGCCATCATAGCCGACTGAATTTGCTGGGCCATTGGGTTACCTTGTAGCAGTTGCGCAATTTTTGGATCTTGCATAGCTGACATATGAACAGTAATATGCGCTTGATGGTTTTGAGCAATAAATGCTTTGCTTGGTTTAAGCATCAGAATGTTTTGGTTTTCTGTTACTGGATCAAGTGGCTTTTGGTCTTCGTCCATTGGGACAAGTTTATTAGCATTCTTAATACCCATTACTTCAATCATCTGTCTATGA